CCTGATCCGATTTTTGGGAACAAATCCCTCTGGTCAGAACATGACGGTATATATTAACAGCATCGTCAACTCTATTTTACATAGGCTCGCATTTTTTGATGCCTATCCCAAGTCGCAAATGGTTGCGATTGGAAAAGAGTTGGGCCTGGGAAGGCCAGCCGACGCTAGAGACCTTATGGCTCTCGAAACGTATGGTGATGATGCTTATGGTTCAGTGAGGAAAGGGTACGATAAGTTCAATCACGTACAAATGGCTAATTACTTAGCGGACCATGACATGAAATTCACAATGCCGGACAAAGAGTCGGCACCCATCCCATTCCTAAACCGCTATGACGCAGATTTTTTGAAGCGCAAGAATAGGTATTCGGAAGAGTTGGGACATTACGTTGGAATGTTGGAAGAGGCATCAATTTTCAAGTCTCTCCACAGTATCCTCAAATCCAAGCAAGTGACACCCTTGGAGGTGTGTACGCAAAACGTAGATGGCGCGTTGCGTGAATGGTTTTTTCACGGACGCGAGGTGTTCGAGCACAGGCGCGCACAGATGCAGCAAGTTGCTGCTGAATGTGAGCTGCCCTGCAGGACACTTGATCAGGACTATGATTCCCGTGTAGAGGAATGGAAGTTGAAATATAAAACCCAAGCGGGTAAGAGATTTGATCAAGATGCTTGGTGCAATAAGATGAACGTGAACACACGAGATCTACAAGATCTTCTGATGTTAAAACATCAGGTCATGCATACATCAAATGATGCAAATGCATTTAAGAAACTCGAATTGATCAACGAAAGACTACACGAATTGAGTCACTTCTCATTAGAAGCGGATTCATATGGCTACAGTTGCCTTGATGACGATGAAAATTCCGATATTAGCGAGATTACGATCCCGCAGGCAATCACTCAGGAAGATGAGCTTCTACGACGCGTCATCTGTGATTTAGGTAAACCAACAGCTATGGAATATTCCATTATTTTGGACAATATTGGAAGGGGAG